GAAAAATTAGATTATGAAAATTATATTTTGTCTGCCGGGAGCATCTTACTCCGGCAGGTTTTTGCAATGTTGGACTAATCTCCTCGCAGAACTCCCCAAATACAAAATTTCTTACGGACTCTCTCAAGATTATCTCTGCAATATCTACCACGCACGAACAAAAGTGCTTGGTGTATCCATAGAGAGAGGCGTAGACCAGAAACCATTTGACGGCAAAGTGGACTACGAATACATCATGTGGATTGACTCCGATATGGTGTTCAAATCAGAAGATTTCTTCAAACTCCTAGATCACGACAAAGACATCGTGTCTGGCATGTACAAAATGTCAGATAACGTAAATTATGCAACCGTTGAAACGATGGATGAAGAATATTTTGAAGAATGGATGCACTACCAATTCATGCAAGATAAAGACATCGAAAACAAGAAAGAAACCCTCTTCAAGGCCGATTACACAGGTATGGGTTGGATGCTGGTTCGCAAAGGAGTCATCGAAAAGATGAAATACCCCTATTTTTACCCCCGAAAACAGGTGTGGAAACAGTATGGCTGGGAAGAGTTTGTGTGGGATGATGTAGAATTTTGTCTCCGAGCTCGTGAAAACGGACACGATATCTGGATTGACCCCAAAATCCGAATCGGACACGAAAAAGTCAAGATTCTGTAATACCTCCCAAAACTTCCGTAGAATAAATATATGTATAAAACCTATAAATATGCATAACCCCTCTATGGAAGTTCAATGGCACTTACAATCAAGAAAAAAGTTCAAAATTATACAGTTGATCAAGGCGCAACCTTTGAGAAGACGATTGGTGCAGAAAGTTCGGCTTCTGTCGCTGTAACGATCTCTTCTGGCACAGTTGCGGGCGCAATGGTCAAGAATTTCTCTTATTCACCTATCCTCAAATTAGAAGATTCTATTGGTGGAGGTTTATCGCTTGACAGTACAGATGGGAGCGGCCTTGATCGAGGGGATAATATAACAATCGAACCCCAAGCATTTACAACTTCTCTTACTGGTGCAAACTGTACCTTTTCGTTGACTGCAACTCAAACAGCAGAACTTGTAGAGGGAAAATACTACTATAGTCTTACGTATACACAAAGTGACGGAACAACCAAAGAACGACTTGCAGAGGGGCTTATTACAGTTGAAGCTTCTGCTGAAGTTACCAACGGATAAATGAAACTATGTCATCAACACAACCAGCATCAACTACAGAATTAAAAGAATATTGTCTGAGAAAATTAGGAAAGCCGGTCATTGATGTCAATCTTGCAGACGAACAGATGAATGATATGATTGATGAAGCGATCCAAATGTTTCAAGAGTACCATTTTGATGGAACTGAAATACATTATTTGCCAGAACAAGTGACTGCAAGTACATTAACTTTTGCAAGTGGTTCTACTGGAACATTTACTGCCGAAGAAACAATTACTGGTGGAACATCAAATGCAACTGCAACAATACATGCAGTAACAAGTTCTACCGTTCTGAAATTTAAAGAACACAAAGATGGAAATGGACTTAGGGCCGCAAACACTTCTGGTGCTACATTTGTTGCAGGAGAAACAGTAACAGGTTCAAGTTCTGGTGCAACTGGTGTGCCCCATGCAACACAAGCAACGGCCGTTTCGTTTGGAAATGCAGATACACGATATTTAACAATCGATGATACGATTATTGGAATACAAGATGTTTTACCAATCAGTCGAGCACTTTCTTCAAATGACATGTTTTCGGTTGAATATCAGTTTAATCTAAATGAACTTCCAAGTGTTCTTCAAGGTGCTGGTGGATTGGCCTATTTTGCATCTACTAAACAGAATCTTTCTCTTTTGAATCAAATGTTTTCAAGTGGAACATCACGACAAATGAGATTCAATCGCATGACAGATAAACTTCATCTGGATATGGATTGGGATAATGCAGTTGATATTGGTGATTGGATAATTGTTCAGTGTTTCAAAAAGATTGATGGTGCAACTTATACAGAAATATACAACGACATCTTCCTGAAAAAATATACGATTGCATTATTTAAAAAACAATGGGGTCAAAATTTAATCAAGTTTGAAGGAATGCAGTTGCCAGGTGGTGCAACTTTAAACGGAAGACAAATTTATGATGATGGAAACACAGAATTAGAACGACTTGACGAGGAATTGCAACTGAAATATCAGTCGCCTGACAACTTTTATGTAGGATAATCGAATGGCTACAAACTCATACTTTCGTACATTTGATGCGGAAAATGACCAAGAACTTTTACATTCGATTGTCACCGAATCAATTAAAGTAACTGGTTACGATGTAAATTACATTCCTAGAACACTTGTCAATGAAGATACGATTCTTGGCGAGGATTCTATTTCCGAATATAAAGATGCATATTCGGTGGAGATGTTCATTAAGTCCGTTGATGGTTTTGAAGGTGAAGGAGATCTCGTTTCTAAATTTGGTCTGGAAGTACGTGACCAAATCATATTTTCCCTATCAAGACGAGCATGGGAAGGTTTAGATATAGGAACTCGACCAAAAGAGGGCGATCTCATCTATTTTGGGTTGACCAGTAAACTCTTCCAAATCATGTTTGTTGAACACGAACTGCCTTTTTATCAGGCGGGCGCACTTCCAACATTTGATCTAACTTGTGAACTCTTTACTTATTCTGATGAAGCCCTTGATACTGGAATAGACACAGTTGATGATATTGAACGAGAACAATCTTTTGTTCGTACATTTGAACTGTCTGGTATTTCAGGAACGTTCACTGTGGGAGAAACAGTTACAGGTGGAACTTCTGCCGTTACTGGTGAAGTTGCACGATGGGATTCCGCAACAAGTTACTTGTATCTCATCAATATGACTGGCACATTTACGTTGACAGAAATTATCACAGGTGCAACAAGTCTGGCTACTGGAACCTATGCAACTAAGATTACAACCGATGAAACTACAGAAACTTTATCAACAATTGATGCTGGTACATCCGATAAAGTAAGTAGTTCTAAACAGTTTGAGATTGATGCAGATTCCGTCTTTGACTTTTCTGAATCGAATCCATTTGGAGAAAATCCGTAATGTTTGGAACATATTTTTATCACCAGACCTCAAGAAAGATGGTGGTTGCGTTTGGTTCGTTATTTAACAATATAGAAGTTCGTAGAACTGATAGTAGCGATGCAGTAACCGAAATTATCAAGATTCCTCTTTCTTATGGGCCCAAAGACAAAATGTTGGTTAGGATTAGTCAAGATCCAAGCCTAAACCCAAAAGTAGCACTTACTGTTCCACGAATGGGATTTGAGTTGACCTCCATGACTTATGATGGTGCGAGGAAACTCAACACGATGGGCAGGAATGTTAAAAAGGGAACAACTGGACTCAAGAAACAATACAATCCAGTACCGTATAATTGGGATTTCTCCCTTTATGTGTTTGTAAAGAATGCAGAAGATGGAACACAAATCCTAGAACAGATCCTTCCATTCTTTACACCAGATTTCACAGTAACAATGACCTTGATTTCTGGTATGACTGTTAAGATGGATATTCCTCTGGTATTGAATTCTGTTTCAAGTGAAGATAGTTATGAAGGGGATTTTGCAACTAGGCGATCTATAATTTGGACATTATCTTTTGTTATGAAAGGATTTTTATATCCATCTGTTACAGATAATGCAAAAGTTATTACTTCTTCAGTTGTAGATACACACCTTATGTCTGCCGCTACCGCTGCAGATCCGATATATATTGTTGCAGAGGATAGTACTCCTTATGCAAGAAATTATATGATCCTAGATAAACACGAAATAGATGATGCAACACGAATACGAATGTTGTCGGAAGTATCAGAAGATGCCTCTTCTGCTGGACAAACAGTTAGTAGAACAACTGTTGAACCAACATCTACTGGTGCTTTAACAGATGAAGATTTTGGATTTAGTGAAACCTTTGAGTTCTTTCCTCAAGGGAAAACATACGATCCAGTAGCAGAAACAGATAGTTAATGAAAAATGTTGATAAAGTAGTCGAGAACAGGATTGAAAAACATCTTGATCTCGTTGAACATAATAAAACGTATTATACAGAGGCCGAGGTTCTAAATACTTCAGAAGTTCTTCCTGCCACAATAGATGGAGGAGAAAAAGATACTGATTTTCGATATGCTCGTGAAAATATGTATCATATTATAGAACGTGGTAGAGATGCCATGGATGAACTTTTGGAGATTGCGAAAGCAGAAGAATCACCAAGAGCGTTTGAGGTGTTTGGTCAATTATTAAAGAACATGACTGATACACAAGAAAAATTGATGGAACTTCATCGCAAAAAACAAATCATAGAAAATGATGGAGAACGACAGGAGGTCACAAAAGCACAAAACGTGACTAATGCATTATTCGTTGGTAGTACTGCTGACTTATTAAAATTGGTCAAAAGAGAGACAAAACAAAATGATTGATATATTTAATACTTCTGAATTGATGATGCTGGGGTTAGTCCTTTTTTCATCTTTTTGGATATTTCTGTTTAATTACAGACAGGATAATAGAGACAAGTATAGTGGCCATGCATGGTTGATTTTACTTGATTTGATTATCAATATGGGAATGTCAGCAACTGGATATTTGTTGATTTCTATTGTATTTACAAACGTTCCACAACTTGCGGCCTATGAAAGTTATCGTTATCCTATCGGGTATCTTTTTGGATTGACATCTAATGTGAGCATACCGATTGTTCTCAAATGGTTTCAACAACAAATAACCAAGAAGTTAAACGAAGCAGGAAAGAAATGAGGTAAATTATGGCAGAACAACACAAAGCACCAAAGAAAGTTGCAGATAAAAATGTTGATAAGTTAGCTTC